CTACTGGCTCACGATCTTCACGACCGCATCTTTATCTATCGCAGTCCGCTCAGATAGTTCGACACCTCGTCTAACCAGCTCCGTGCCTCTTTCGAGAAGGTCTGCGCATCGGGCAAGCTGCTTTCTTTCAGCGTCGCAGGTATCTGAACCGGCCGCGGACAATCGACGGCGAGCGTCGGCTGCTTGCTTGCGCACCCGCTCAACGTCACCAGACAAGCGATCAGCACGAGCGAGAGCGGCATCACGCTCTTGCCATGCGGCCACAAGGACTTGAGTCTGTTTTTGCTCAGTTGCACGATACTTTTCCTCCATGATCCGCGCCTGCTCGGCATAGTCTTCTCTCAGCGCCGCAATGTCCCGGACATAGAGCGCGGCGGCATAGCGATAGCCGCCCGTGAAGGCCAGAAGAACTGCAAGCGCCGCCCCCGCAATCTTGAGCCACGTCACAAGCCCGCCTCCTTGAGGCCGACTTCCCACGCATCGTCCGTGATCGACTCTGCTTCGACGCCGTTTTCATGGCGCGCGATGGCTTTGGCGATGTCCAGATACAGGAGCGGATCGGCAGAGAAGTTCAGACCTTCATCCGGATCACGGCGGCAGGCCGTAGCGACATGAAGCACATATGAGGCCGTATCGTTCTCATTTTCCGGAGCCCACCGCGTGATGATTTTGCGCACGGTGTCGCATCCTCGCCTCTCTACGTAGGTGCGAAGGGTTTTCAGTAGGGCCCTAACGCCAAAGTGCATTTCCGTAAATATGCAGAAATTTTGATCATCCTGCACCGGAGCAAGTCCGAGCCAGTCTTCCCCGTGGCGCAAGTTGCCGGGGTTGTTGTTCCGAATTCCTCGAGCGGTCATAGTCCCTCACTTCAGAGCATCACGCCAAATCTTCACGGCCTTCCCGGCGACGCATGCGACGACGGCAACGCCGAAAGCGATGAGGACGACACGGATGGCCGTCGCCTGCCATGTCAAATCATCTGCAGTCATGAGCTCTCCGATCTTCAAAGCATTTAAAATGTCTCCCATAGGCCACCTTGCTGATGAATGCCTATAAAAAAGCCGCCCGGTTCGCTCCCGAGCGGCTTTTGCTATTTGGTCTTCTTGTCTTTCTCCTCGTCGTCGAGTCCGATCTGATCGAGCTTGGAGTCCACGGCATTCTCAAGGCGCTTCTCAAGCGTCAAGAAAAGCTTCTTGAGGACTGGAGGCAGTGCGTCTCCGAAACCCGCCCTCTCTATGTTTTCGACGATCGATCCGAACTCGCCGCAGGCATAGGCGCAGAGCGTCACGCTTTGAAAAAGTGGCATGTCGTGGAGCACGAACCAGAAGCTCACGTCGATGCCGTGCGCAAGCGTGATGATGAAAAAGGCAAGCCCCTTCTTCGCCATCCCAAAGCTAAGGCGCTTTGAGCTGAAAGTCCCGGTCCGGCAGGCGGCCCATATCCCGGTGAGAAGGTCGGCCGCCATGAAGGCCAGATACCAATAGACCAAGGGGGCAACGCTCTCTAACGTCGCCCCCCAGATCACCCCCAATACCGCACCTATCTTTATCCACGCCGCCTCAGTCCCTACCGGTAGAAGCGAGTGCATTGCGTCACCCGAGCAGGATGCGGCCGTACCAGCCGACCGCAAGTCCGACGACGAGAGCAACGACCGAGATCGCGATCCACGCGGCTCTGACCTTGCGGCGCGTCTCGGTATCGAGCTGTGCCTTCTGGTCTTCAAGCCACGCCTGCGCCTTCTGGATCACTTCTTCCGTTGCGCCGTTCACGTCGAGACCGAGCTCCTTGAGCTTGGCGAGAACTTCTTCCTTAGTCATAACGACCTCCTTACTGTTTGAAAGTTTTTAAAGGGTTGCAGTAGCAGGTGAGCTGATGCATCTCTTCTTTCAAGCCATCAAAGCTGAAGAGCTTCCATCCCATTGAAATGCGCAGGCACTTCGACGGCAGTAAGCTCCACTGCCGGATGACATAGAGGTGCCAGCAGACCAGCTTTTCGCCGTGATAGACGCGTTTAACCCAGTAGCCGGACCTTCCGTAAGGCTGATCCGAGACGCCCTCCTCGCCGAGCATTTCCAGCCGGTCTCCCGGATAGGTCTTCTGTCCGAGCACCGAGATATCGAAGCCGTAGCAGACGTTCCGGAGAAGCCACGCAACCCGTCGTCTGTAGGTGGCCCACGCCGAGGTACCCGGCCAGCGCTCCCAATGGCCTTTGTCGCCATCAAGAGGGTTGTCAGGCGTCTGAAACCACGAAAGCCACGAGGGCAGATAGCCGTCTGACTTCGCGAAGAACGGCAGGATCGGCGCGAGCACCCTCCCGACGACCGCCATGACGAAGCTCAGCGGCAACAGACAAACCCATTTCACATAGAGCATCAATTCACCCATAAAAAAAGCCCGCGCACTGGCGGGCCTGAGCAGACAGATAGCAAGAGGGGCCGAACTCCCGAAGAAGAACGGCCCCTGCGGCTTAACGCCTCTTGCCGATCAGCCACGCCGCAATAATGACGGCAATGACGAGCCCATCAATATTGATGTCGCCCGTCACCACAACGATGTCGTGTGGCATAATCTGACACGAAGCAAGAGTGAGGGCATGCATAACCACCCCTTGCATCAAAGACTCAGCCCGGTGTTAGCGCACTGGGCTTTGTCGTTTCTACACCCCTTGCGGGGGCCTATCCTCCGGCGATACGCCGGGAATTCCTTGCCTCGGCCGTCGGTAGGTGTGGATAGGCAGGAACAGGCTATGTGCCGCGTCCTTGCTTCGTGCTGGCGGCGATAGGCTTTCGTCGGCCCACCCGCCAAGGAGCGCATTGATGAGCTGATCAAAGGCGATGAGCACCTGCTTCAGATAGCGCCACATCACTTCGTCGAGAAGTCAACCGGATGGAAGGCGATGACGATCTTTTCCAGCTCCTCTTTCGTCTTCGCCTTTTCAATCGCGTCGCGCAACTTCCACTTTTCCTGATAGGCTGCCTGTCCAGCCTGAATAATTTCGAGCTGCAGAGTCTTGAGCTGGTCAATACTGACTTGATGCCCAACGTTGTTGGCGTCCATGAAGATCAGACCGCCCCCGCTCTCCGTGTCCACGAAGGCGGCCGAAGATTCCGCCGCCGTGACTAGGCTGTTCACGTCCTGCATGGCGCGGGAGTCCGAGTCGGCTTCGAAGCCCAGAGAAGACTTTAGTGTCGCGCCGTCCTCATACCAAGACGTAAAGGCAGAGTCGAGGGCCCGCATCTTCTCGGAGCGCGCTTCCTCAACAGTCTGTTCCGGAATCTTTTCGATCGAGCGGGCATTCGTTTCCGGGTCTTGGACCAGGCGATAGGTCGTCGAGTTCTTCGTGAGCTCATCGAAAGCCGTGCGGAGTTTGTGAATTCTTTCCGTCTGTTTGTGATGATCGAGCACGATGCCGACGCATTCCTCGACTGTTTGCGGAATAGCTTCCGCCACCCAGCCATTTTTGTCGGCAGACAGCTTGAAAAAGTGCTTCCCATCGTCTTCGGGGGCGGCGATGTCATAGCAGTCCGCGCCGAGCATCAGCGAGCCCTTCGCGTCGGCCATGCAGGACACCATGCCATCAAAGTAGTCGTCCTCATCGACGTGCGGGATTTCTTTGATCTCATTGGGCTTCATGTCGAAAAACCTCTCTACAAGAAAAATTGCGGCCTTGCGACCGCGTGAAAAGCGATACACCGTGACCGATGGCCACGGCCTCACCCTTCGGGTTCACCCCTCGGGGGTCAAAAGTTGGTGTCTCCGCATTTCCTACGGAGGCAGGGTTACTGATCTGAGCCTCGGACGATGGCCCGAGGTCTCTCTGATGCAGGCCCGGCAACTGGCCCGCAGAAAGCGGAAGGAGTTGGGGCAGGAGCCGCCCCGTGGATACGTCCTTTCAGACGCCTTCCGCCTGTGGTGCAATCTCAAGCGCGGCAGAATCACCTCCTACATGGACGAAAAGCGCCGCCTTGAGCGTTATGTCATCTCCCCCCTCGGTCGCCGTCAGCTCGATGAGATCACCGCTCCTCTTGTCATTGCCACCGTCCGGCACATCGAAGCCGAAGGCCATCAAGCCACACTCAAGCGGGTTCTAATGCGAACGCGAGAGATCATGGATTTAGCTGTCTGCGCCGGATACATCCAGCACAACCCTATCGATCGAGTAAGCCGCGTCTTTGCGGCGCCCATCGTTAAACCTATGCCGGCACCGCCGTGGCGCGAACTCCCGCTCGTCATGGAGACGATGAAGGACGCTCCCGCACGCATGCGCGTGCTCTTTCTTTTCTCACTCTGCTCGATGCTTCGACCAGGCGAAAACGCAAAGCTTCGCAAGTCGTGGATCGAGGCGGACGTGCTCACGATCCCAGCTGTCGAGATGAAAAAAGGTCGCGCTCATCGCGTGCCGATCACGGCTTTCATGCAAACGCTCATTAACGCAGAACAGAGGCTCTCTCCGCACCCGCGCTCAGATTTCATCTTTGCAGCCAAGCAGACTGGTAAGCACGTCAGCGCGCAAGCTCTAGCGAAGCATCTGCACTCAACAGACCTTTCCGGAAAGCTTGTAGCGCACGGTCTGCGCTCAATCGCGCGTTCATGGCTCGCTGACCACGAAACGCCCTTTGAGGTCGCAGAAGCGTGCCTTTCGCACGTCTCAGGAACAGCCGTATCGCGCGCATATCAGCGCAGTGACTACTTGGCCGCAAGGACGCCTGTAATGACGCGTTGGAGCGCTTTCATCGAGGACTGTGCCCGAAAAGCCTGTCTAGTCGACGAGATCCTTGATCCTGCAAAGCACTAGAGCCGATCTAATCGATCGAGAAGCATGTGCCTAGCCCTATGTTCTACAGCTATAAAACGCAGGTCTAGAAACGTGCTTTTGATGACCGAATATCACGGGTGAATTTACAGCTGTGGAAGAACAAAATACTGTTACAGGGGCGTTTTATGTAATTAAAGGCGGCCAACCATCTAAAAGTGGAAATCATTCTTCTGGACAACGTATCCAACTTGAAGCGACAAGAAGTGCAGCTATTTTTGGATCAGCATCTACAGTCCAACCTCCGAGCATCGCTTTGCTCGCATGCATCAAGATTTGATACATGGAAGGAGCGTCATCGACGGCGGTTGTACTCCACTAGATGAGCCGAAGACAGACGAGCTGCGAGAAGCGAGAAAACCAGTTTGTCGTCGTCGGTCGTTAGCGCCACCAGATTTTGTGGATCCTTGAATGCTTTTGACATAAAAGGATCCATCGATATCAGCGGCTTGATAGTCATCTTGCCCAATTTGTCCCGTGATATTCGGTCTGCCCGAATATAACGGGCAAGTTTGGCGCTTCCAAGGCCGATAGTCAGGTTATTTCAGGTGCGTTTTCAAACACCGGCTACCTGACCGGGGCTGATGGCAAGCAAAGCTCAGCGGTTCAATTTTCTTTTACTGCTTCGTCGTCTGATTCGACGTTTGGACGATCTTCGGGTGTTCAGCCTCCAGCGATAGCATTGCTTCCATGCATTAAATCTTGATGCACGCGAGTAACGCTATGCTCGGCGGCTGAACAGTAGACGCCGCGCCGTACACTGCCGAAGAACGCGAAGAATTCAGCGTCACGCGTCCTCCGTCCAAAGCGCCACCTTGATTAGATTTCAAGCCTATGCGTTCTTCCCCAGTAAATGCTCCAGTGCATTGCATCCCTGAAGTATTACCGTGCTCAGTAAATGTTCCGCTGATATTCGGCGCCGAATATCACAGGTAACATCAATATGGCTTACGCGTGGGGAGGCCTTGCTGAAGCCGGAGCTTTGTACAAAAGCGAAACTACAAGGGGGCCTGGGGGCGGAGCGGACAACGGCACCAACATGTACATAAATGCGGCTAAATCATCTTCGATTTACGGTTCTTCTTCGTCGGTTCAGCCGCCAAGCATGGCGTTACTTGCGTGTATCAAAATTTGATACATGGAAGGAGCGCCATAGACGGGGGTTGAACGGTTGTACTGTTGCCGAAGATTTCGTTAGCACCAGAAGCGTCTAATTCCAAACGGAAATTTGAACCATTGCTATTACCACCATAAGCTTTATCACCTACATTAACGGGCTTGAGCGCCCCATTTTGTTCATAAAGTAAGCCGTTCCAAGGCGTAGGTAATTTATTGATTTGACCCGTTATATTCGGTAACCCAGCTGAGTGGTAAGTGCCGACAGAACCAGTGTACGTTGTGCCTTCGAAGAAGCGACCGTTCAAATTCGGCAGGCCGAAGGTTGTCACCCCGTTGCCGGTACCGTAGATCGTACCGATAGCTGCGAAAAGGGCCGCGTAGTCGGTTCGGCTCACATTCGCGCCGTTGCAGATGAGCCAGCCGCTCGGGACCGTGCGCCCGGCGTAGTGGATGATGGTGCCGGGCGGGACCGCCGGCGGATTGAAGGCCTGGACCATCAGCTTCGTAAGGAAAGGCGTCATCAGAACGTCCTTTGCGGTGCCTTCAGTGACTTGCCCCTCGGTCGCGATAATCGCGGGAAGAAGATGCGAGAAAGCGACGCTCCGCGTCGCGAGGCGTGCGCCGTCGACCGCGCCTTGTGCGATCTTGTCATTGGTTACGCTGCCCGCCGCGAGTTTTGCCGTCGACACCGATAGATCCGCGAGGTTCCCCCCGACGACGGTTTTCGCGGTCAGCTTTGCTCCGGTGATCGAGGCGTTGGCAATCTTTCCGCCCGGGATGGTGTTATCGGCGAGCCACTTCATAGTCCGAAGCGCCTCGAGGAACTGAGTTGCGGATGGCGGCTCGGCCAGCGTCTGCCCCGCGGCTTCAATAACGGTGTTTCTCATTTGATCCTGCAGGTAGTACCACGCGGCGCCCGGCTTTGTCGCCGGGGTCCCGGTTTTCGGGTCGCCCGACGTCGGGTACCCTTTAGAAGTGAGCGTAGATGTGTCCGGCGGCGAATCAACCGCGCCGGATTTCCAATAACCTTTAGTAGCCATCAGGCGTCCTCCTCATACATAAAAATGACATACACATGAGCCGGAGCAAGCGCCCGGATCACGCATTCCAGCAAAGCATTTCCCCAGCGAGCAAGAGGCTCATCAGCGCCCCAGGTCACATCGAGGTATTCGGCATTCCCGTTAGACCGGATCGTGATGCCAAGCGTCATGACCGTCGTCCACTGTTTTTCGTAGAGCGGATGCTCCACGTCGTCATTCACGTCATGCTCCGTGAAGGTCGTTACCTTTGCCTGGTAGCCGAGCGTCCCGGCAAGCGACTCGAAAAAAGCCGCAGTCAATCCGAGATTCGACGTGATCTTCGCGAGAAGCTCCTGCCGCATCTGCTCCTGAGACGGATCTGCGATCGCCTCAAGGCAGGCGGACGGAATGCCGTAGTCGTCAAACCACCGGGCGAGCTCCTCTATAGAGGTGCGCGGATCGGATTCCTCGATTACCTGATTGATGCGGGCGTCGACGCGCGCGGCCTCTCTTCCCAGGGCATACAACACAGCGTCGAGTGCGCCCCCCGGAGTCCTTTTCCAGATCGGCCCTCTCGGAAGAAGCTCGTCGATCTGGTGCGAATAATCTCTTTCTGTCAGCGCCATATCACACCCACGTGATCGTCCCCGGAACGAAGATTTCGCCTACGCTCGCCGCCACGTCGTCCGTCGGCGACTGAATGCGGTAACTGGTAACTTCGCCTACCCCGGAAATTGCTCTGTCAAGCGAAGTCAGCAGGATCGAGCCGCCCGGGGTCGCTTCTGCAAGAACGACCGATTCAATGGCGGATTCGATCTTCGCCTTTATCGCCTCAGTCTCCGGGAGAATGTCGAGCGTGAGATTCAGCGGCTTCGGGATCGGTGCGACGACGTGGAGCATCGCCGTAACCGGCATGTTCGCTTCGATCTCGTCCTTTACGCGCCTAATCATGGTCTCGTTCGGGATGCCGTTCGACGTCATGCCGTCCGTCATGAAGCGCACCGTGACATGCCCCATACCGAGCTCCTGCGGGTAGCACCAGGCGCGCGTCACGCCGGGAACCTGCCTCGCCCAGGCGACGTAATCCGCCTTCGTGCCGGCTTTCGGCGGGTTCTTTTGTCGAGCAAGAAGTCGTTCCCGCAGGCTCTCGTCCCCCTCTGCGTCCGCGCCTCCGGTGAGCTCGCCAGCTACGGCCGAGCTCATCACGCCGACGACCGGGCTCACGAGCGTCAGCTGCATGCCGGCCTCTGAATTGCCCGAAGCGCCCGCATCGGCCGCCTCAAGCGGAGCCGCGCCGTCTTTGCTTTCGTCCGTGGTGACGTAGACCGCCCCACGTTCGTTTTGAAGTTGCGTCCCGGCGGGCACGACACCTGTACCGGTAAAGGTGACGGTACCGACGGCCTTGCTTGCCTGCAGTCGGTAGATGCCGTATTCCGAGGCGCGGCGCTCAAGGTAGTTGCCCTCAGCAGTACTCGTAAAGCACTGCCGGAGCACAAAAGCGATGTAGCCGTGAAGCCCGTGTGAAACGCCCGCAATGACACGCGTCATGACGGAGGCGAGCGACCAGCGCATCACCTTTTTTCCTATGCGGCTCTCCGCATCTGCCTGAACTCTCCGGATGATCTCCGCGAGCGTAGGTCTTTCAAAAGACATTTTCACTCCCAAACATTCTGGAATCGCGCCTGAAGCGCCTGCGTGTCATCAGGCCGATAGCAGGTAACCCGCAGCGCGATCTGGTCAGTCCCCGAGCGCTCCGCAGAAACCTCAATGCGGGCAACAACCGCATCATCGATGAGCCATTGCAGAGACTCCTT